GAGGGAAGAAACAAAGAAATTCAATCTCCTGCTGAAGAGACTAAGAAAGGATACCGTAGATGTTGAAGCAATGAATCTCAATATAGAAGGATTGTTTATAAGACTACCAAATCGTCTTGAGGAATTAAAAGTAGAGGGAGAAACATTACACCATTGTGTCGGAACATACATGGAAAAGGTTCGAAGAGGGGAAACAATGATTTTCTTTATTCGTAAGAAAGAAGAACCAGACAAACCATATTATACATTGGAATGGCGTGGCAAAGTTATCCAATGTAGAGGATCCCATAATTGCGATATGACATCAGAAGTAAAAGCATTTGTTCAAATATTCCAAGAAAAAATGACGGAGTACGAGAGTAAACCTAAGAGACAAAGAAAGGCGGGATGATAATGGCAAAACAGAGCATTAGAAGTATTCGAAAAGGAAGTGTGCAGTGGAACGAAGAAGACAGATTGCAGATGGTTTCCATGCTGGCAAAAGCAGGATATGCAGTGCAGGTTGTGAGAAAAGAAGTTCCTGCCGGAGAGACCAGAAAAACAACCCAGTATGAATATGTGATCGAGTACGGAGAGAGGGTGGAATAATGAAGGCCATGAAGCCTGTTACTATAGCAAGAATTCATATCAAGTATGGATTTGTAAAAGTAAAACAGGAATATTATATCTGCCCCATCTGCAGAAATGTATTGAATGCAGGACCGAATTATCAACCGGAGCATTGCGATAAATGCGGGCAGAATATAGATTTTTCAGAAATCAAATGGAAAGAGGAGAAAATACTTGGATATACAGAAAGGAGAGTTACCAATGAATAAGAGTGGTATCGAATGGTGCGATCATACATGGAATCCCATTACTGGGTGCCGGCATAACTGTTCTTACTGCTACGCTGACAAGATGTCACTCCGTTTTTGTGGAAACATGAAAAGAAATATGGTCCAGACAGACCAATATCGAATGGAGGGAGATCTGTTTGTCCTGGATGAACCGTTCATGAATGAAGACGGGAAACCTGTTATATATCCATTTGGTTTCAATCCGACATTACACAGATACAGATATAACACACTGGACAAGCTGAAACAGGGACAGAATGTGTTTGTTGGAGCAATGGCCGATATATTTGGCGAATGGGTGCCGAATAGTTGGATAGAAGATATCCTCGACACCTGCGGAAAACATCCTCAGCACAATTACCTGTTTCTCACAAAGAATCCGAAAAGGTATACCCAGTACGGTGTACCTTCTGGAAAAGGGAATATGTGGTATGGAACAACTGTGACGAACAGCGAGGATATGGAACGAATATACCAGCTTCCAAACCTTTTAAATACGTTTGTCAGCATCGAGCCATTACTCGAAGACATAAATAAAAACCTCTCTGCACTGAAATATTTGAGATGGATTATCATCGGCGCTGAGACAGGGCACAGAAAAGAAAAAGTGGTTCCTGAGTTTAACTGGATCAAGAGGATTGTTACAGAAGCTGATTGCAATGCGATACCGGTATTTATGAAAGACAGCCTGATTCCGATTGTTGGCGAAAAAAATATGCGAAGGGATTTCCCAAGGCGGCTGCAGATTCATAAAAGAAGTGAGAAAGTCAATAAAAGGCTTAGCGGTAGCTGCATGATGTGCGGAAAGACAGAAGATAAAAACAAAATGGTTACTTTGACTGCAAGGGCGGGCAGGAGAGGAAAAGCAACATCGTTTGGACATATGTGCCATTCCTGTTTTGTGAAATGGCTTACTGCTCACAACATACCCGTACCAGACTTGGAGAAAAAGGAGATTAACGAAGATGACAAAGAGAAGCTGTAAAAGAACAACTGATGAAAATCTTATTTATAAAAAAGCTGTGGAAATGAGAAAGAAAACGGATGAGCAGCTTGTGCATTATGTTGAAGATCGTGTGGAAAAAGCACGAAGCGAAGGATTCAATTGTGGAAAAGCACATGCATCTAAAAACAAGAAAGGCGCAAAGGAATTTATTGCATTCCTTCAGCTGAACAAAATTTCAGGAATCGGAATAGTAACTATTAACAAACTTATGAAGGTGGCAGAGGATAATGGATACTTATAAGCGTTCGATAAAAGGCCTGCAGAGCAGATCAAACGGCGAATATTTTGAAAGAATGATTATTGCAGCTTCCCGGTTCTATGAAGAAAGAGGAATTGCAACAGTTGATAAAACTCCGGAAGCATTTAAGGTACTGAAAGCAATGGACAGGAACAGAGGGCAGTTCATCTGCTGCTTCACTAAACAGGCTCAGCCTGATTTCAAAGGAATTCTCATGGATTCAACCATGATCTTGTTCGATGCAAAGCATACGGACAAAGATAAGATTAGCAGGGACGTAGTAACTGCTGAACAGCAGGCGTGCTTTGAAAGGTATATGAAGCTTGGGGCCATGTGCTTCTTGGTAATATCCTGAATTCGAGGAGTTTTACAGGGTTCCATGGATCGTATTCAGAGACATGAAAAAAATCTACGGACATAAGTATATGAATCGTGAGGAACTGGCGCCTTATAGAGTTAAATACAACAACGGTGTTGTGAAATATCTGGACGGGATAATACTCCGGGAAAGGAACGAAGATGAAAGTACAGAAGTATGAGATTTCCAGAACTATTGATAAATTGAAAAGCATTGTGCAGAAGAACGACCAGTTTCCGGCATTAGGAGGCGTTCTGGTAAAGGACGGGTATTTAATCGCATCCAATACAGAAATGACCATGCAGCTCAAATTAGAGGCCTCTAAAGGCAGTTGTTTCATCATTCCTATGAAAGCCTTTGATGTAATTAAAAATCTTCCGGATGGCGAAGTGATTATTGATGCAGACGGCAAAAACATTGTTACGATCAAGACAAAAGCTATAAAGAATAAATACCAGAGCTATCCTCCGGAAGAATTCAGTTTTGATATTACAGAAGATCTGGATGCCCCAGAAGTTGTGATCAATGGCAAGAGGATGATGGAGGCAATTGGACATGTTATCTATGCAGCTGCAGACAGCAGTTCTGCAACACAGATGATGGGTGTGTACTTTGAAGGTGGAGAAAACAAGATTAAGTTGGTCGCACTTGACGGACATGTCGTAGCAGTTGATTCGATACCGACTGACGGTACCGCAGATATGAAGCTGATAGTGCCTAAAACAGTGGCAAAGAAGCTTGTGTCAATGGGAATTATTGATGATGTTGCTGTTACATATACAAAAAAATAGAGCGGTATTCAAATCAAAAGAATATACCATTTACACGAGGTTAATAGAGGGTAAGTATTTTGATTACAATAGATTTTTCATGGCGGGAAAGATGAAAACTTATGTTTCCAGACTGGAATTAGTTGCGGCAATGACAAGGGCTAAGATGTGTACGGAAGAAAAGAAACCTGCAGTCTTCGAAATGAACGAAGATCAGTTAAATATTCGCATTGCCGACAGACTTACGGATTATCAGGAAGAGGTGAAGCTTCAGGATCCACTTCCTGAACCGTTAAAAATTGGTTTCGATTCTAAACTGGTCCTTGAAACACTGAAAGCATTCACTTGTGAAAATATAGCCATGAATTTCTCAGGACCTAAGATGCCGGCAGTTGTTGAAGCAGAAGACAGTGACATGAAAGCTATCGTGCTTCCAGTAATGATAAGAGAGGAATAAAAACTATGATTGAGATCTTGGATATGAAAGATGTAAAAGATGCAACACCAGAAGAACTGGAAGAGCTTCGTCGGAAAGGATTCCTTCCGAAAACCAGATCCAAAAGAATTTCCGGGAAACCACTTACTCCATATGAAAGAACCAGAGCACAGGTGGCTGCTACCGGGAATAGATGGGCAATGGAGAACTTCTACGCCACACACAGCTGAAAGGTGATGTATTATGGCGAATTTATATAATTTGTGCAGAAAGGACGGGACAGTGATGGAATACTCCATCACCGCATCCGACATAGCAAAGCGAATTGGATGCGATCGACAGGATATCTATTCTTCGGCAAGTTATGCGCTCCTGATCAAGAAAGAGTATTATGTAGAAATTACAGATCGTCCGTTGAGCTGGAAGAAAGATATTGATCTGCTGACAGAATATGATAATGTTCGGAAAAAGTTTCTTAGGAGGTGCGGAAAGTGAAAATATATAAAGCAGTGCATGAGAGAGAAAACAAGTGCAAGGAATTGCACAAAGAGATGAATCTGAATGTAGGGCCGACTCGTCTGGTTCAACCGGATTTCTATTTACTGGTTGATGTTGATGATATCCAGAGACAGATGAATGCTTTGGAGAATGAGGTTCACTGTATGAAAAAAGTAGAAGCAAGAAGGAGATGGCGCTATGGAAGAAAAAGATATTAAGATAACAATTAATGTTGGATGCTTAGAAAAATCTCGTGTTAAAAAAGAACAGATTGCCGGATATTTGCTGAGAGCTATTGCAGGAGTGACTGCAAACAATAAATGCTTTGTTACAAATTATGTATGTGAAATAAATGAGAAAAATGATGATAAGTTGCAGGATAAATATATTACAGGAAAACCTAAACTTACAAAAGACGAAAAGAGTTTTCTTGACGAACTGGATCCTTCATGGACTTATATGCTGAGAAATGATCGTGGACAGTTATATCTTGCCAGACGAACTGAATCGAGGAACTTCGAGTATTTATATTTGGATGACACAACAAGTGCGAAATTTGCTTTTGTTGAACCTGTAGGGGGATGCTGGGAGGTTGCTGACCTGAAAAAATTGGAGGTAGAAGAATCCCGAGAAGATTAAGGGTGCTCTAAAATTCACATAGATTCAATCCTGCCGCATGAGCCTGTCAGATTGCGGCAGGGAAAGGAGGATTATGAACAGACAGATAGAAAGAGATATCCGGATATGTCCTTGCTGTAATAAGAAAACGGAAAGAAGCAATATGGAGTTTACAAGAGACTGCCATGGCATAACATTTAGACTTGTATGCTTTTCGTGTTGGGAGAAGTTGATGAGAAAAGGATTTGATGGAGAATATTATTCTGAATCAGATGAATGCATTGATTATGAATATTAATGTACAGTGTAGATAAAACAGCGGGCGAAGCAAAGATATTTTGCGATGCCTGCGAGCACTGCAGGTGGTATGACGGAGACACAAAGAACAAGGATATGTGGAAACAGGAGTGCGAAGAGTATATTGTAACGAACGAGCATTCTGAGCGTTTGAGAAAAAAGATAAAGGTGGTAAAGAAATGAGAGAGATTAAAGAGAAACGTATGCAGAGTTATTTCCTTAGAGCCAAAAAAATGCTCCAAGAAGGAAAAAACAAAGAAGGGGCAGAAATGCTTAGTGAAGGTTTGAACTATTACAGTAAAAATATCATTAAAGCTATTACACCATATGCAACTGCAGACGCCGGAATTATTTCTATGGTCCTGCGCAACTTGGCAGATGGTATCGAGGAGAATAATCCAGGAGCAAAAGAACTTCGCATGTGGGTAGAAAACGACACCACAAAACCTGAATAGTAAGAAACAATTAAGGTAAAAAACCAATATGAGGTAGAAAATGACAAGAACTGAAACAACCAAATTCCTCGGAAAATTACTTACAGATACTCGCCTCGGAAGGGCTGGCTCGCACTGGGCCAGCGAGGTTAGTATTGATCCATGGACCCCGAAGGCAAGGCGGGTGGACTACATGGAATTTTCTCCGGCGAATCAATGCTCTGTGTCAGGAATAGAAAAAGGCATATTCACCTGCTATGAAATCAAGAGCTGCAAAGAGGATGTTTATAGCGGTAATGGTTTGAATTTCTTCGGGGAAAAGAATTACATTGTAACTACGATGGCGTGTTACAAAGACATTCTGCCAGATTTCCGGAGTGGCAAATTTGCTAATTACATGAGTGAAAAGCACCCAGATTCATCAACTTATTACGGCATTATGGTTGCTATTCCGTTTTGGAGAGAAGCAATGGAAGAATTCAATGATCCTACACTATTAAGCGAGGATAGAAACTGGAAGTTGGAAATTGTATTGCCTTGTAGGCAGGGGATAAGAACGAAGTCTATGACAGAATTACTGTTCTGCATGCTGCGGAGCGGGCATTGAGAGGAGGAATTAAGATGGCAATATTTCATAAAACATTGCAGTATCATGAAGATACAACGAAGAAAAGAGAACTTAATCAGGAAGATGTAGAATTTCTGAAAAGATTACAGCTTGAGATGAATACTCAGGACACAACAGGAACAGCGGATCCTCGCTTCTGGGTTATTAAAGGCAGTGAGAGAGCGATCAATAATGAGGATCCGGACGAGCTGTGCTTGCAAGTAGATGGAAGCACAGTTACAAGTACAACGGAAGAAACGGTGAAGTATCTCAATGATAACATCTTGCCAGACAACAATATCGATAGGGAAAACTGTAGAATTGAAACAGGGTATACACAGGATTTCGAGTTGACGTATATGGAGGATGGAGAAGAAGTGTATGAGGATTTGTCAACGCAGGAAGTGAATGAATTTCTTGCCAACAATGGACATGATGATACCATGATAATTGGTATTTCAATCAGACCATTTATGTACCCAAACACGATGTTTCTTACAGAGAAAGAGGCCCGAGAACACCTGGAGAGAAACCATTATCATTACTCAGAAGACGCACATACATACTGCATGGTTGCGTGGAGATCTCCGGAAGTAGAAAAATTATGGAAGATATTGCGGGAAACAAAATGGGATTGAGAAGAGCCATTGAAATCGTGAGAGGCGGTGGATTGAATGAAATATCCAGAAAAAATGTATATTGATAGTCAGATATTCGCAGGGGATATGGATGGTTCGGAATCAAATCTGACAGAAAAAATCGTAAAAATAAGGGTTTCTCATTTATGCTGCGTATGTGAAAAACAGGTACCTAAAGGCGAAAGAATGTTGAATCAAAAGCAATAGTAGAAGGACAAGGTTGGCGCAGTTGCTATATCTGCCTACCATGTGTTGAAAATTGGTTAGAAGAATCAGGACAAGTAGAGGATGGTGGAGTTAATGAGAGAAATTCTTTTTAAGGGAAAGAAAAAAGATAACGGTGAATGGATAGAGGGATACCTGATGGATGGTGGAATGCCGGGAGAAAAGCGAATATTCATAGGGAAATTGGTAATAGGCAAATGGACCGTTACGGCGGATGAATTTGACGAAGTTGATCCGGATACAATATGCGAGTACACAGGATTAACAGATAAGAACGGCAAGAAAATCTGGGAGAATGATATTTTGATGTGTCATGGAAATTCAGAAGACCTTGTAAAAACGGTATTTGGAGAATTTGGTGTAAGAAATATTGAAACCGGGTCCATAGTAGATAAAGTTGTCGGATGGCATTATGAGATTATTCCGACAGACGCAATCAGCAGATGTGAACCATTCTGCTATTCAATGCCACTGACCAAAGATTATATCGACAGGTGCGAAATGGAAGTAGTTGGAAGCATTTTTGACAATCCAGAATTATTGCAGGAGGAATCAGATGAGTAAATCAGTGTTAGTGATAGATACACCAGAGAATTGCTATGATTGCCCGTTCGGAACTGCATACTGCGGCGAACTTGAATATGTGGGCTATTGTGAATTAGCTGACTGTTTAGATTATGATGTAATTCTGATGACAGAAGAACATTATGATTGTGAAAGCAAATCAAGACCTGATTGGTGTCCATTGAAGCCATTGCCGGAGAAAATGACCGGAGTAGCTTCAACAGATCACTGGGACAGAATAAAAGCAGGTTGGAATGGTTGTATTAATTAGCGGTTCAATAGCAGGAGCTTTTCCAATGAGCGAAATTGGTAAAACCGTATTTCTTACCCGCGAAGAAGCTGGTATGATGGAAAAAAAGAGGTGAAATCTGATGTCTTTGGAAAATATAGGAAATGTTCATACTGATTTAATTCCTCTGTCAGTTTTACAGGATGTTGATAAAAGAATTTCTGATTGGCTTGCAACGGGTGGTAAAGAGGATGATCCGTATATACAAAGACAGATAAAGTATTTGAAACAGGTTGAAAAGGCAGCAACCAAAGAAAGGAAATAGAAAAGCAAATGACAGTAAAAATGATTAAAGATGAAGATGGAAATTATGTTCCAGAAGAGTGTTGTAGCTTTTCCAGAAACTTTGAAACGGGAAACATCGAGATAGATCATGTCGATTTACCTTGCGGAGCGGATTGCGATGATCAATGTCAGAATTGTGTAATTCAGCGAATTATGAACGAGTATACAGAACAGGAGAAAGAATTAAAGAAATATCGGGAAATTGGAACGATAGAAGAATGCCAGGTGGCGATGGAAAAATTTATTGAAGAGGCACAATTGCATGAAGCTCTCAGAGTTTTAGACGAAAGGATGTGAAAAATGAAAGAACTTATATTTTATATATGTGGAATCTTTAGTTGCATGATCGTATGGTTCTTGTGGGCTATTATAGCCTCTAAAAAGGCCAAAGAAGCCCCTTTGAAAGAGTATGCAAGGATTCATATTGATATCGAAAAAGCTATCAGAGAGAATGAAGAACAGATAGCGATGACTAAAAAGTATCAGGCGATGGAAGATCAGGTGATTGACCAGATGATTCTTCAGTGGAAGATGGAATATCTGCAGAGCCAGAGAGAATGGCTGTTTACATTACTTGGCGGAAAGATGGAGGATTCGTATGTACAGCAAATGTCAGAAATGTGGAAGGAAACTGACGGATCCGGAGAGCATTGAAAGGGGATATGGTCCGGAATGTTGGAATGGTTTGACTACACATTATTATCCACATCCGGAAGACTGGGAAAAACACAAAATACCTGGTCAAATGACTATAGAAGATTTCTTGGGAGATTTAAAAGATGGAGGAGAAAAGGATATGTCCTGAATGTGGGAAAGAGTATAGTTCTCGCCCGGCATTATCAAGAAAAGACAATAAAACAATGATATGTCCTAAATGCGGGATGATGGAAGCACTTGATACAGTGCGAGATTTCTACGCTCCGGGAATGACAGATCAGCAATGGAAGCAATATAAAGAGGAGTACATGCTTAAATATATAAAGGAGAATTGATATGGATAAAAGTTTATATAATGCAAGCGGATGTAAGGACGGAACAGCACATGATGCGATCTGTGCAGCGGATAGAACCCGAACATTAGTGTACAGGGCAAGCAGGACAAAAAAGGATGAGGAAGCAGAACTGTTTGTGAAGATGGTCAAAAGACTTGCAAAAGGATTTGGGTTCAAACTCTGTGACAGAATCAAATTCGAGGATCCTGAGACTGGAAAGAAATATGTGTGAGGTGGAGCATGGATACAGAAAAACAATTCGTTGTTA